TTTAGAACTGCTGGAGAACAAATACAAAGATCATTTGCTGGTGGTATAGCTTCAGCAGATATTTTTAGAGAAAAAGGTGTTAGAGATATGTTAGGTTTTAAAGCTGGTGCAACTGTATCAGCAGAAGAAACTATAAAAGCATTTGAAAAAGTATTTGGTAAGGGTGGTAAATTTGGAAGTGCAACAGATGAATTGGCTACTACATTTACTGGTACATTATCAATGCTTGGAGATAAATTATTTAATTTTAAGAAAAATGTAGCTGGTGCGCAATTCTTTGATGAACTTAAAAAAGAATTTAGTAGTTTAAATAAATTTATAGAAGAAAATACAGAAGACTTTGAAGCTATTGCTAATGCTATTGGTTTTGTTTTAACTAAAGCAGTTCAAGGTTTTGCGATGGCAGTTAGAGGTGTTGCTAAAGCAGTTTCATTCTTGCGTAATCAATATGAAAATTTAATAAGATTGTTAAACAAAATACCATTTGTAAATATTGAGATAGGCAAAACCCAAGATGATAACACACAAAAAGCTGATGTTTATAAAGATAAAATAATGCTTATTAATGAAGCTACACTTAAAGTTAATAAAAGCCTAGTCAAACAAAAAACATTATTAGAAGAAATAACTGAATTACTAAAAAAAGATATGGACGAATTAACTAATCTTGCAAAACAAGTCACTGGATTTTTAAATGATGGTATTAGAGGTTTTTCAAAAGGTATTGCAGAAGCAATAGTATTAGGTAAAGACTTGAACGAAAGTTTTAAAAATTTAGCACAAACATTGGCAGTAAAAATTTTATCTACAATGATTGAAATTATAGCAAGAAAAAGTGTAGAACTTGCTATTGAAAAATTAATAACTGCTGAAAAACAAAAACAAGCAAACGCAAGTGGTGGAAATTCTTTATTTAATGTTGCAAGATCAGTATTAGGATTTGCTAAAGGTGGTGCAGTATCAAAAGGACAAGCAGTTGTAGTAGGAGAACGTGGGCCAGAATTATTTGTACCTAATCAAACAGGACAAATAACTCAATCTGCTAGAGGAACTTCTGGTGGACAAACAACAGTTAATTTTAATATTAATACTTTAGACGCAAGTGGTTTTGATGATCTATTAGTAAGAAACAGAGGAACTATAACACAAATAATTAATAATGCAGTTAATGAAAGAGGGAGTAAAAATCTAATCTAATGTCAGGTGCTTTTCCAATATCTAATTCTAAATTTGAAACAATGGGCATTAAGTCTATTCAGAATACAATTATATCTAAATCACAATCAGGTAAGAAACTTGCAAGACAAATAGATAATCAAAGATTTGGTTTTACTGCAAGAATAATAACAGCAAAAAGATCAGATGTTTATGGAGAACTGATGGCATTTATTATTAAACAAAGATCAGGCAAAGAAAATTTTACAATAATCCCACCAGAAATAGAAGATGCAAGAGGCAGTGAAACAGGAACAGTATTAGTTAATGGTGTTCACGCAGTAGGAGATACAACGATTGCTATGGACGGATTTGCTGGAGATGGTGCTGGTCGTTTTAAAGCTGGAGATTTTATAAAGTTTGCTTCACACGATAAAGTTTATATGGTTGTTGCAGATGCTACTTCATCATCAAATGCTTCAACTGTCACAATAGAGCCACCTTTAATTACTGCTTTAGCAGATGATTCAACAGTGACTTATGATAATGTTCCTTTTACAGTTCATTTAACTAATGATATTCAAGAATTTGGTGTAGTTGGTTCAGATAAAGATGGTAATGCTTTATATCAATTTGAATTTGACGTAGAAGAATCTTTATAGTGAAAAAGTATAAAATAACTCACAAGATTACTGCCGATTTTATTGCTGAAGCTATTGTCAATGAAGATGAAATTGATATTAATATTAATGATCTAAAGGATTACAAGAAACCTAATAGCAAATTTGAATATACTATGTTAAAAGGTTCAGAAAGTATAACACAAACAACATACGAAGAATATGACAAGAAGCCTAACATCAGCAGTAAAGACAGAACTAGCGACAAATGATATTAGACCAGTACACCTTATCACTATTGGTTTTGCTACTCCTGTTAATATCACAGATTGTTCATTTTCATTAACATCATCAGTATCAGGCTCATCGGTCACTTATAATGCAAGTGATTTTATATTAGGAATTTCTAATCATACAGAAGAAACAGATATAACTAAATCAAGTGTAAGTCTTAATTTATCAGGTGCTGACCAAACATTTATATCAACTGTTTTAAGTGAAAATGTTGTTAATGATAGTGTAGATATTTACAGAGGTTTTTTAAACGATTCAAACGCATTAATCTCTGACCCATTTTTATTATATAGAGGTAAAATAGATAGCTTTGATATTGCAGAAACAGATAAAGATAGTCAAGTTAATTTAAGTATTGTTTCAAATTGGGCAGATTTTGAAAAGAAAAATGGTCGTAAAACAAACAATACATCACAACAAAGATTTTTTAGTGCAGATGTAGGTATGGACTTTGCTTCACAAACAGTTCAAGATATTAAATGGGGTAGAGCATAATGGGTTTAAGAAAATTTATTAGAAGAATAGCCGCACCAGTTGTAAAATTTTTAGGTGGCAATCCACTAATTTCATTAGGTGTTTCATTATTTCTTGCTTGGGCATTAAGACCAAAAGTTCCTGAAATAGAAGACTTTGGTACAAATGAATTTGATGATTTTGAACGAGGTATATTATTAAATAAACAATCTAATGACGCAAATATTCCTGTAATTTATGGAGAAAGACTGGTTGGTGGAACTAGAGTCTTTATGGAAACATCAGGAACAGATAACACCTATCTTTATATGGCTATCGCTATGGCAGAGGGAGAGATAAACTCAATAGAAGAAATAAGAGTTGATGATAAAGTAGTCACATTTGCATCTTCATTATCAGATGGAACAGAAGTAGAAGTAGGAAGTGGAGATAGTAATTTTTATAAAAATTCAGAAAGTCTAATTAGAATACAACCTTTTTTTGGAACAGATAGTCAATCAGCATCTAGTTTATTATCTACATTATCATCTTGGGGAACTAATCATAGATTAAGAGGTGTATGTTATTTAGCTTTAAGGTTTAAATGGAATCAAGACGCATTTACAGGAATACCAAAAGTTCAAGCTAAAATAAAAGGTAAGAAAGTAGTAAGTTATAATTCTAGTTTAGTTGCACAAGCATCAGCATTTAAAACTAATCCAGCTTGGTGTTTATTAGACTATTTAACAAATGAAAGATATGGAAAAGGTATTGCTATTTCAGAAATAGACTTACAATCTTTTTATGATGCTTCAGTAGTTTGTGAAACACAAGTAACACCATATTCAGGTGCAAGTGATATTAATATATTTGATACAAATACAGCTTTAGATACATCACAAAAAATTATAGATAATGTTAGAGAACTATTAAAAGGTTGCAGAGGTTATCTTCCTTACACTGGTGGTAAATACAAATTAATTATTGAAACAACAGGAACTGCATCAATTACACTTACAGAAGATGATATTATTGGTGGATATAATTTATCTATTCCAACAAAGAATGAAAGATACAATAGAGTTATAGTTGGTTTTGTAAATCCTGATAGAAATTACCAAGTGGACGAAGTTCAATTTCCACCAATAGATGATAGTGGACTTGCAAGTGCAGATCAACACGCAACTATGAAAACTGCTGATGGTGGATTTTTATTAGAGGGTAGATTTACATTTAAGACTTTAACATCGCCATATCAAGCAGAGGAAATGGCAGAAGTTATTTTAAGAAGAAGTAGAGAAGCAATTACATTAGGATTAAATGTTAGTTTTGATGCTTATGATTTAGCAATAGGAGATATTGTTAATATCACGCATAGTTCATTAGGTTTTTCTGCAAAAGCATTTAGAGTTATGGGTATTACATTCAACGAAGATTTTACAATAGGATTATCTCTTGTTGAGTATCAGGCTAGTCATTATACTTGGGCAACAAAAACACAAGTAAGTTCTACACCAACAACTACATTACCTAATCCATTTACTATCCAACCACCAGCAAGTGTCACATTATCTGACCAACTTATTGAATATAACGATGGAACTGTAATCGTAGCTTTAGATGTTTCTATTGGTGCAAGTCCTGATTCATTTATAGATTTTTATCAAGTAGAATATAAATTAAGCACAGATTCAGATTTTATTATTTATGCACAAGGGTCAGGACTAAATCACAGAGTCTTAAACGTAATAGATCAATCTACTTATGATGTAAGAGTAAAAGCAGTAAATACATTAGGAGTATCATCAACTTATGTATCTGCACAAAGAACTATTGTAGGTGCTATTGCACCACCTAGTGATGTCACCGGTTTATCTTGTAATATTCTAGGTCAAGAAGCACATTTATCTTGGGAACAAATATCTGATTTAGATTTAGCATTTTATAATTTAAGATTTTCAGAAGAAACTGATGGTACTGCTGATTGGCAAAACTCGGTAGCATTAGTTGAAAAAGTATCACGTCCAGCTACATCTATTTCTGTACCAGCTAGAACAGGAACATATTTAATTAAGGCAGTAGATAAACTTGGAAACTTTAGTTCTAATGCAACTGCGATTATTTCAAATGTCACAAGTGCTTTAAATTTTAATGCAGTAGCAACACAATCAGAACACCCATCATTTGCTGGAACTTTAACAAATACTGTTATTACAGATAATGCGATTGAGTTAGATTCTTCAGAATTATTTGATAGTGCTAGTGGAAATTTTGATGATGAAACTACAAGATTTTTTGATTCAGGTGTTGCAAATGCTGACTTTCAATCAAGTGGTAATTATGAGTTTGCAAATGTTATTGATATTGGTGCTAAACATACTGCAAGAATTACTGCTAGTTTAACTCAAACATCAGATAATCCTGATGACTTATTTGATAATAGAAGTGGAAATTTTGACGATGCTTCTTCAAATTTTGATGGAGATACACCAGCTAACTGTAATGCACATATTGAGATTGCAACTTCAGATGATAATACTACATACACAGATTTTAGAACTTTTGTAATTGGAGAATATACTGCTAGATATTTTAAATTTAGAGTAGTTTTAATTTCAAGAGATAATGCTTCTACACCAGTTGTTTCAGAAGTA